CGACCTTTAATCAAATTGCGAAATTGAGCTGGTGTGATCAGCATACGGTGCGTAAACGCTTCCATATCTGCATCAAGCTTGGTGTGGTTTTCATGCAGCACACCAAAGTTTTCCGGTTGAACCAAACGGCAAGAAAACTCTTTGTTGACGACATTCGATTTTGTAATACCGAGACCTTTACGAAGCGCAATACCAACCGCTTGCGAAATCAAATTGTCCGAATCAGTTTGACGGCAAATTTTTCTAATGCGCGCCGCAGCTACACGGTTTTTTGATTCGTTGACAATATTAGGTAAGTCCGGATCAGTAATTGCAAACCTTAAAGCGACCGGAGAGAAGAGAAGTGATTCGAGATCGTCAAGCGACGAATACGTTTTATTAAACATTGCAGGTGCCGCGTTATCGGCTGAACCTGAAGTCGCGTAAGCATCGAAAAATGCTCCACGATTTTGTCTAGCTTGCCGGGACGACATGCAAATATTCGCCAAATTTCGGGCGAATGATTCGAGATCGCGTGAAGGTATGTGCATGTCATCCCATCCTATCGTTTTGATAAAGCACAACTTTTCTCAATTATATATTGACAAGTCTTTTATATCCAACGTAATCTTTACGTGTTGAGATGGTAAGCTCTCTCAACGTCCCCAGCAATAGGAGTTTAATATGTTTGATATTTCCGAGACTGCCGAAAAGCGTGGCCGTAAGATGGCTCGTAAGGGCCGTAAGTAATACGGATTTAAGAGCGGCGGTCGAAAGACCGCCGTTCTTTACTTTTTTTTCTAGGAGACTATCATGGCATACGGTTCTTCTTGCCGTTCTAAAAAGCGTTCTACTCGTAAATAACCTTTTGGTTTAGAGAGTGTAAATTATGGCTTTACCGCCCATGCCAATGCCCGGTGGCCCTGCCCCCGGCGCTCCCGGACTTCCCGGTGCGATGCCTCCTATGGGCGGCGCGGGTCCAGCAACTATGCCCGGCCCTATGGCTGGTTCAGCCCATCAAGGTATGTCTTCCCTAAAAGTGGGTCTTGAGGCGCTTCAAAAAGCACTTCCCCAACTTCCGATGGGTTCAGCACTTCATCAATCAGTTTTGAAAGCCGTTGCCGATATTGGTAAACATTTGGAAAAAGAAGGCGGCGCTCAAGGCGGCGACCAAATGGGTGCTATTCAACAGCTGATGGAAATGGCGCGAGCCGCTAAGACACAGCCAAATATGGCTGGAATGATGCCTCCCGGCGGCGCACCGTCGCCCGGCGGACCCGGTGCGGGCGCACCATTACCACCAACCCCGCCAATGGGCGCATAGGAGTAAATTATGGCACAGGGAAAAGTTCCTACCCCATACGTTAATGACGTTAAAGAAGATCGTAGCGTCATGCAGTACGTCGAATTTGAAGTTATGGGCATTGGCGCGCGCAAGTCGGGCCTTCCATCTGACGGCACAAATCACATTAAGAGCCTTGAACACGTTGATCGTGACGCTTCTAAGGGTTCCGGTAAAAATGGTTCGACTGCTCCAGAAGGTCGGAAATAAGCCATGAGCATGACCCCAGAACAGACTGCCCTTTATCGCTCCAAAGAGTTGATTGACGCACTCTGGAACGACGGTGAAGTTGGCAAAAAAATCCAAGCAGCCGCTAAGGCTAAATGGAACGATGTTAAGACGACTGAGGATATGATTTCCCCAATCGTCGAACCGCATTTGGTTAAACTTCGGGCGATGGAAGAGAAATACGAACGTATTCTCGAAGAGCGTCTTGAAGAAAAGCGCGCAAATGAAGACGAGCGCGTTAAAGTTAAACTCGAAGAGCAGCTCGAAAAGGCTCGGCGCGATTACAATCTGACTGAAGAAGGCTTCAATCAGATGATCGACCGCATGAAGTCTACGGGTAACTATTCGGACGCAGAAGCCGCTGCCGCGTACGTCGCCAGCAAGGCTCCGCCAGCAAAGGTTGCCGGTCCAACTTGGGCACCTCAAGACCTTGATTTGTTCGGGTCCAAGAACCGCAACGATGCTTTGGTTGAACTTCATCGTGACCCAATGGGTTACATGGACTCACAGCTTACCGAATTTGCAGCCGATCCGGATAAATACGTCCGGGACACGCTCGGTCGCGCGGCGTAATAAAAGGACTTAAACAATGGCTCTACCTACCTCACCAGTAGCCACGCTGACCGGAAGCGGTATTACCCCTTCAGGCGCGCTTGGCGCACAGCTCGCCGCCCTCACGCGGCGTGCTTTCTTGCCTTCTGTCTACGTGCAGATTTATCAGTCGCATCCTCTCCTCAGCCTGTTCATGTCGAACGCCAAGGCTGCGCGAGGCGGTGTTAGCCAGATCACCATTCCGGTGCAAGGTTCTTCGTTCGTATCCTTTAACTGGGGTTCGTTCGCAGGTGACTTCCCAATGCCAACCGATCAGGCAGCGATCCAGAACGCACAGTTCTCGCTCAAGCTTGGTATGGTTCCAGTTGGGTTCTTCGGAATGGAAGCCATCATCCAGTCGTCGGAAACGGTTATTCCGAAGCTTCGTGCAGTAATGTCGGACGCGGCTGTTGTGATCAAGCAAGCTTACGCTCAGGCGCTCTACTCCAATAACTACGCCAACACTCAGGTGTGGGACTCGTTGACGCAAGCTTATGATGATGGCACGAACGTTCCATCATACGGCGGTATCTCGCGTACACCGGGATCGTTCTGGTCAGGTCAGCTGATTACGAACACAGGTGCTGCTGCAACAACCCGCGTTGGTATGGCTCAGTTATTGACCCGTATTCAGGCAGGTGCTGGCGGTGAAGCTCCCGACTATGCAGTGATGAACCCAGCCAACTGGGCAGAACTCATGTCAGACTTCATGTCGCTCGAAATGTTCACGACGAAGCCACGGTCGATCTACGAAAAAGATGATGCGGTTAATGCGGGCTTCCGCGCTATCCGTGTTCTCGATACGCCGATCTTCCCCGATCCATTCTGCCCGCTTGGCACTTGCATCGTGGTGAACTCGCGTTACACCGGTCTTTATATGTCAGAATATGCTCCAATGACGTTCTCTGGTTTTGAAAGCCAGATTCCAGTTGGTCAGATTTCGGACATCGGTGTTCTGATTTCGGCAGCCGATCTCGTCTGCGCGAAGCCTTCCTCTGGTGCTCAAATTCAGGGTATCACCGGCGCCGCATGGCCTAACGTTCCGGGCACTTCGCCCGCAGTAATCTAAAGGAGTGACCGATGGGTCTGTTTTCTGGTTCTGGTTTAACCCCTTCGCTTAAAGGCGTTACGACCAACGTAGTTAATTTACAGTCTGGACAAGTTCAGACAATCACCCCTGCCGGTTGGTATATGGTGAGCACGGGTCTTTACACCGTTGTTCAGCAGTACGACCCGATTACAGGTATTTGGCGCAATATCGGTAATGGCGATCACGAAGGCGGTGTCACGTACATCTATTCGGACGGCGTTAATTACCGTCTCGCCAACCAGACCGGCGCTCTCGTTGGTGCATTGATCACCAACGCTGGTTCGGGCTACACCTCTGCTCCAGCGGTTACGGCTTCGGCAGGTAACTCAATCTGGCGCGCAGTTGTTGGCGGTGCAGTTAGCACGACTGTTACTGTTACGAACGGTGGTACAAACTACACCTACCCACCAATCGTACAGTTCTCCGCTCCCCCTGCGGGCGGTATTCAGGCAACCGGTTACGCTACGCTTTCGAGCAGCGCAGTTTCGACGGTTACTGTCACCAACCAAGGCGCTGGTTATGCTTCGGCCCCAACCGTTGTGTTCATCAACGATCCACGCGAAGGCGTGAACGGTGTGACACAAGGTTACAACGCAGCAGCAACCGCAACGCTTACGGGTGCTGGCACGGTTACGGGCCTTCTCTGCCTCGATCACGGTCAGGGCGGTCAGACCTCGCTTCCAACGTTGTCCTTTGCGGGCGGCGGCGGTGCATCAGCAGCAGCAACGGGTATCATGTGCTGGTCGATCACGGCTTATGCAGCTGGTACAGCAGGTGCTGGTCTTGCAGGTTCGGTTGCTCAAATTTCGGCAGAAGATGCGTTCCCAACGACCGCAGCGGCTTACACCAACCCCTACACCCAGTCTGGTTTGGTTCGTACTCGCCCAGCTAACATCAAGGCTCCTATCTCCAGCGGCGGTATCACTGCTACGGGTCAGGTTATCATTGATGGCGGTGTTTACACTTCGTCGCCAACCCCTCTTGTCATCGCAACCGCTTCGGTCGTAACGACCGCACCAGTTGTGACTTTCACGATGGGCGGTCAGACCGATACGACC